GCCGGAGTGCTAAACTGCCCGGCAACCGGCGCCGCTGGCTCCCTCCTGCGGCACCGGCCAGGCCCTGGATCAAACGGCGCTCGCGTACCGTCTGGGGCCGATTGGATGCTGACCTCGGCGCGGTGTGGCTCCTGCGCCGAGGCGGGGGCAATGAATGCTGCGCTCTTCTCGCCACCACGCGGAAACCGGCGCAGACAGGCAGAGGTCGGGCGCTGCGTCCGCCTATGCCGCCCATGCAAGGATCGCGATGATCGTCAGCCGCAGAAAGCCAGGACCGGACCATAGCGCGGTGATGCGCGGGATCGCGCGGATGAAACGCTTCGAGCGGGAGAAAGCGGCCTGGGTCAGATTACACCCTAACTACACTCAGGACGAACTGCGCCGGGCGATGGATGAACTGGCCGCGCGGCTGACGCCAGGGGCTTGATTCCGGATTGATTTTCTGGTGCGCGTAGGCTAGGATTGAAGCATTCGGCCGGCCAGCCGAAAGCAGTAGCCGTTGCGAGACCCGCCCCAGGGGTGCCCAATACGCCCCTGGGCGCTCGCAATCCCTTCTGCTCTATTGGGGAGCTTCATGAATACCCTGTTCGTCGATGCGTCGCGCGACCGTAAGCGGTCTGCGCGGCGGTTTGCTCTGCCCTAATCCACGTTTGGTCTGGGCCGCCCAACTCGTCCTGGACCTACCTCGACTGCCCTAGTTGGGGGAGAAAGGCTCGAACCATGAGCGTCACCAGCCACCACATGCCGTGGTACATCGGCGACTATCTGCGCGACACCCAACATCTTGAGACCATTGAGCACGGCGCGTACCTGCTTTTGATTGCCCACGCCTGGCAGCACGATGGGGCAATTCCGGGAGACCACGAACGCTTGCGTAAAATTACAAAACTGAGTCCTGAACAGTGGGCAAAATCAGGGTCAACAATAATGGAGTTTTGGACAAAAAACAGCCAGACATACAGACATAAGCGAGTCGATGAGGAATTAATCAAGGCACGCGCCCTCTACCAGCAAAAAGTTGATGCCGGAAGGGCGAGCGCTGCTCAACGGGCGTTCAACGGGCGTTCAACGGACGTTATAGCGTCCGCTCAACGGGCGTTCAACGAACCAGATCCAGAACCAGATCCATATCCAAAACCAGAATCAGAGGGACAGCCAGAACCAAGGGGAAGGTCAAAAGCTTTTGCGCCGCAAGCGGCGCTGCGCGATGTTGACCCCCAGATTGTTGCCGACTGGCTTCAAGTGCGAAAGGTTAAAAAAACCGCCAATACGAAAACGGCTTTCGACGCTGTGCGGGCAGAAGCTGAGAAAGCTGGATTGTCCATGCAAGCCACTCTGAAACTATGTTGTGAACGAGGATGGGCAGGATTTAAGGCGTCATGGCCTCGTGATGATTCCCCACACGGCGCTGGCGGCAACGGGGCGAGCGCGAATAAGCAAGCGCAACTAGAGGCCAGCAACGCCGCAGTCGTTCAACGATTGATCGCAAAGGGGCCGAAAAATGAAAACTGAGGATCGCCCGGACTTCCTGAAAATGCTGGCCGTCGTGTTTGACGCTTACGGCAAAAATCTATCTGATGCCGTCGCCGAATTCTGGTGGAATCTGATGCAGCCATACGATTTGCCGGCGCTGCGCGACGCCTTCAACCGCCACTGCGTCAATCCGGATAATGGGCAATGGGCACCTAAGCCGGCCGATATTGTGAAACTGATCGATGGCGGATCAATGGATGGTGCATTACTCGCTTGGTCTAAAGTGGATCGCGCGGTACGCTCGATTGGACCGTGGGAGTCGGTCATGTTCGATGATCCGATCACCGGCACTGTTATTGCTGACATGGGCGGATGGATACGATTGAACGAAGGCACGGATGATGACTGGCCTTTCAAGGCGAAGGAATTCGAGGCCAGATATCGCGCCTACAAAACCGCCGGCGGCATCACGCAACCCCCACCGAAGCTCGTCGGCATCGCAGATGCAACCAACAGGCAAACCGGAATGCCGGACAGGCCGGCTGTAGTTGCAGGAAATGGCAAAAACAGCACTCCTGCGCTGATTAAATCCACCGGAATTCAGCCGGATCAACCGCTGGCATGATTCACGCTCGGCAAACTGACCGCCAATTTTCAGACAACAGCGGCAGCAAGGCAAAACAAGCCGACCTTGATTTAACTGACCATCCTAGTCCGCTTTGGACTGCGCCTTGCAGGCAGACTTTCGAGCAGCGGCGCCGGCAAATCACCTGTGCGCAAATCTGTGGATAACTGCGGGAAACTTTTTGCGCTATAGTTGCGCTGTGCGTCCCGACGGGGGCGCGCATGTTGTTCCCAGGCCGCCGGCGGCGCTCGTATCGCTGCTGGCGCCTTCAACCCATACGAGGGGTTCCCATGGAAAACAAGCAGTGGGTGATCTACGCTATCTTGGACGAAGATGGCGTGCCGGTGTACGTCGGTTGTACGAGCGAATTAAAAACCAGAGCGAAGCAACACAAGTGCGCAAGTGATAACCGGGAGTTGCGGCAGTGGATACGTTCGCGTCCTTGTCCGCCGGTATATGCCGTAGTCGGTCTGATTAGCGACCGCGACAAGGCGCTGAGAATCGAGCTTGCGTATATTCGATCGCTGCTGCCTGAATTCAACAAGAACGCGGGGCCTGGGAGCAGGGCAAGAAGCGGAATTGACATGCGGCGGAAAATGAGTAAGAGTAGATCGCATGAAGTGGTGCGCCAACTGCCAGCAGAAGCTCTCGGTGACTAAGTTCGCGGGAAACGTGAGCACGCGCGACGGTCTGCAAAGCTACTGCAAGACGTGCATGGCGCGCATCGTCCGCGAGCACCGGGTGCGCGTTGGAAAGACGCAGCCAGGCCGGAAAGTCGGCAGGCCGAGGAAGGCGGCGCCGTGAGTGGACGATGGATGAGCGACGCGCAGTACGAGGCCCATCAGCGCAAATTCGGCAAGGTGTCGCTCGTCACGCTGGCGGCGAAGGCGAGCTTGGCGCCGGTGAAGTGCGCAACCCGCAGCGAGCTCGAGGCCGAGCTTGAGCGGCAAATCACCGAGGCCGGGATCGAAGGCGCGCAGTTTGATGTTCCCTATCTCGTTGGCAGCCGTTGCCGTGCGGACGTTTTGTTCCAGGCGCAGCGCCTTGTCGTGGAGGCGCAAGGCGGCTGCCACGTCGTGCGGGCGAAGGCGCACGCGGACATCAACAAAGCCGCGCTGTCTCTCTTGCAAGGATGGCGCCTCTTGCCGGTGGACAAGGAGGCGATACGAAGCGGCCAGGCGCTTACCTGGATCAAGCAACTTTTGAAAGGAGGATGCAATGGAAAAGACGCTGCATAACAGTGATGTGAGCGGCACGAAGGTGAACGTGCCGGACGTAAAAGTGGTCGGCAACGGCGATATGTTCCGTCTGCTGTGCAAGGCGAGCAGCAAGGCCGAAGGCTGGATGAAAAGCTGCAAGGCGATGCAAGTGCCGGGCGGCTGCGTGGTGCAGGTAACAACGCAGCAGGGGGATAACGTGGCCGAGGCGTTGTGCTTTGTTCCTGGAGTCGTCATTGAGGATGACGTCAACAGCGGGCGCAAACTCGTATCGGCATAGGAGACCGATTCATGGAGGCCACTGAGGAACGAACGCAGGTCCGCGCGCTCGCGGCGGGCATCAACATCATGGCGCTGCGCGGGAGCATTGAGGAACTGGAGCAGGCGTGCTTGAGGAAGATCGATGCGCAGGAGCAGTTCAAGAACGTGATTCAGGTAGCGGCGCTGACGTGCGGGATTTTGCCCGGCGTGCTGTCGCAGTCTATCGTCGCGCGATGCACCGATACCGTGAAAAAGAAAGCGCAGTCGGCGGGCCAGTTGCAATTGCTGTTTGATGAAATCAGGTAGGGCATTGACCGACTTCACCCTCGTCGGCGAGCTGCCGCGCCACCTCTATGTTTTCGTGGACGCCGCGCACACGCACACGGAGCGCACCGGATTCGTGCCGGCGCTCTGGTACGGCCTCGTCAGCCTGCGCGCCCGCGTCTGGGGCTGCACCGTGATGTTCGAATCTGGCGCCGTCTACCGCAACATCCCGCCGCACGCGATCGCGTTTTACCCGGAAGCTGAACCGAATTGGACCGTGCAGGACGCGGAAAGGTGGGACTGCTATGGTGAGCGGTTTTCAACGATCGAATACCGCTACCTGTCCGGGTTGGAGGTTTTGGCGCACTGCAACAGCGGCGCGAACAGCAAGAATCTCCCGGGCACGTACCTTTTCACGGCCGCGCCGGTCGCGGACGGCTTTTCGATGGCGCCGGAGCAGGCCAAGGAATTCTCATTTATCGCCCTCGACAACGGCCGGCTGACGATCCAGCCGACGAATCACGTGCTTTTCCGCGAGCGGTCTTTCACGACGAATCAGGGCATGGAGTTCCCGCTGAAGGATTTGAAGCGGCAGACTGAGGTTTGGAGCTGCGAATAGTGCCGCGCCAAGCCCGCGAAAGGGCTGCCTGGAGGCATTTAAGCCGCGATCGACCGTCCGGAGGTATCCAGGTATCAACCGGCGCGATCGCGGCTTAAATCGCTTGAGACAGCGGACTTGACGGCGCGGAACAGTTTCGGAATAATATTCACCCATCGGACCAAAATTCCCGCCTGCGGCCATAGTGGTTCACCGCCGCACCTCCCTCGCTCGCAGCCGTCACAGCGCATCCCCCGGCAGGGGGAATTTGACATAATCCGGCGCTGCGCGTAATGTGCGCTCTTTCAAGTCATTGAAAGTTAGCGCAAATGGCGAAGCGCGGCGCCCCGCTCGGAAATAAAAACAACAACGATCGCAAGCGCGGGCCGATTTTCCTTGAGGCGCTTTACCGCGCGATTGCGCAGGACGACGGCGAGCGGGTGCGCGAGTGCGCGGAAAAATTGCTGATTCTCGCGGCATCCGGCGTGCCGTGGGCGACGCAGATGCTTGCGGAGCGGCTGGACGGGAAGGTGCCGCAGGCGATCACCGGGGCGGACGGCGGATTGTTCCAGGTGGTGATAAACGCCACGGCGCGCGACGAGGCCGCGTGATGCCGTTTGAATTTACAGCCAAGCAACGCGACGCCGAAGCTATCTTCACCGGCGCTGCGACACACGTGCTTTTGTACGGTGGGTCGCGCAGCGGCAAGACTGCGCTAATCGTTCGTCAGATCATCCTGCGCGCATTGAAAGCGCCGAAGTCGCGCCACGCGATACTTCGATTTCGTTTCTCGCACGTCAAAGCGTCGATTGTCATGGATACATTTCCGCGTGTGATGGAACTTGCGTTTCCTGACGTGCCCATGCACATGAATAAAACGGATTGGTATGCGACATTGCCTGGGGATAGCACGGTGTGGTTTGGCGGACTCGACGACAAAGAGCGCACCGAAAAAATCCTCGGGCACCAATATGCGACGCTGTTTCTCAACGAAGCGTCGCAGATACCGCAATCATCGCGCGACATTGCCGCCACGCGACTTGCTCAACTGGTAGATCAGCATTTACGCAATCGCGCGCCGACTCCATTGAAGCCGAGAATTTTCTACGATGCGAATCCGCCGAGCAAGGCGCATTGGCTTTACCGCATGTTCGTGCAAAAGGTTGATCCAGAATCGCGGCGCCCGTTGGAGCATCCTGACGATTACGCCGCGTTCCAGATGAACCCGCAGGATAATGCGGCAAATTTGCCCAAGGATTATCTCGACATGCTGCTTGCGCTCTCCCCGCGCCTGCGCAAGCGTTTCCTCGCTGGCGAGTTTGCCGACGCGACGCCGAATCAGCTTTTCAGCGACGAGACGATTGAGAAATGGCGCGTGTTGGACGGCGAGCTGCCGGACTTCGTGCGCGTGGTGGTCACAGTCGATCCGTCCGGTTCTGGCGACGTGGACAATGCCGACAACGATGCGATCGGGATCATCGTCGCAGCGCTCGGAACCGATGGGAATGCCTACGTGCTGGAGGATTGCACCGTCAAAGCGGGCCCGGCTACGTGGGGCAATGTGGCCGTCAGCGCATTCGACCGGCACGCGGCTGACGTGATTGTTGGAGAAGTTAACTACGGCGGGGCGATGGTAGAGGCGACGATACAGACCGCGCGCCGGGCGCAGGGATCGCGCAGGTTGCCATTTAAGGCGGTTACGGCGACGCGGGGTAAAGTGATAAGGGCCGAGCCCATATCCGCGCTCTACGAAAGCGGGAAATGCCGCCATGTTGGCTATTTCCGCGAACTTGAGGACGAGTTGAGCGGATTCAGCACCGTTGGATACCTCGGCGATCGCAGCCCGAACAGGGGTGACGCTCTCGTGTTCGCGCTAACCGAACTGTTTCCTGGCATCGTGGCGCCGCGCCGCGACAAAAAACCGCTGGAGCAGCGCGCAGTTCTCGGTGGCGGGTGGATGGCGTAGCGATGGAGCAATCCATGAGGTTGTGCGAATACGGGCCAGATAAGGGCAAACCGATTCAACTGACGCAGTACGTGATATTGCGAGAATTCGCGCGGACACATGGATTAACTAATATTAGTCAGCGTGATTATCCAGAATTGGACAAGCAAAACTTCAGCGTGGAAGAGTTGAATTTAAGTCTTGATGATTTCTCCCGCAAACAAGGTTGGATTAAGTGATGCATCCAGGCAAACGCGCGCACAAATCCGCCTCGCTGCGGGTGGCGATAGCGGAAGGGTTGCCGGTCGGAATGTGGGAAGGAAGCAGGGAGCTAATCTCGATCCATTCCACTGCGCAAGGCCACGGCGAAGCGACCGCGTTGATGTGGGCCGTATGCGGCGAAGCCGACAGCGCGAGCGTGGTGCTTATCGTTCAAGCGCAACCGTTCGCCCCAGGATTGACGCTTGAGCAACTGCGAAAGTGGTACGGTAAATTCGGATTTGTTCCGATTCAGGAAAAGCCGTGCGTGCTGCTCGCGCGCCAGCCTGAGCGTGTAGCGAGAATCGCCAATGGCCTATAGCACAAACGAACCCGACGCCGAAGACGCGCCAGATGCGGGCGAGCAGACTGACGACGAAGTGCTTTCTGAGGCCCGCGAACGCTACGCCATCGCAGAAGCCGCAGAGAGCGAGAACCGTGTCGATGCGCGCGACGATTTGCTTTTCCTGAAGGGCGGCACAAACCAGTGGGACCCCATCGCGGTGCAGCAGCGCACGATCGCGCGCCGGCCGATGATTACGGTCAACTCGCTGCCCACGTATCTGCATCAAGTCACGAACGATCAGCGGCAGAATACGCCTTCTATCAAAGTGCATCCGGTCGGGGACTCGGCCGACGACGACACGGCGAAGGTGCGCCAAGGCATGATCCGGCACATCGAGTACGAGTCGAATGCCGATGCCGCTTATGACACAGCGGTGAACAGCGCCGCTGCAATCGGCTTCGGATACTTCCGCCTTGTGCCGGAATACTACGATGACAAAACATTCAATCAAAAGCTGTGCTTCAAGCGCATCCGCAATGCGCTCAGCGTGAAGATCGATCCGCTGAATACGGAACCAGACGGCAGCGGCATGCAATGGTGCTTCATCGAATCGCTGATCGATCGAAAGGAATTCAAGCGGCAGTTTCCGAAAGCGAAAGCATGCGATGCGTCGCTATTTAACGGCGCAAGCGGCTACAGCGCATGGGGCAGCCTCGACAATGTGCTGATCTGCGAGTATTACCGGATCGAAAAGACCGCCGCGACGGTGGTGCTGCTATCGAATGGCGAGAGCGGCTTTAAGGATGACTTGCTTGAGTTGCCGGCGGGCGTGACGATCGAGAAAGAGCGGCCGGGCACGCGCTGCCGTGTAATGTGGCACAAGATTACTGCCGTCGATATTCTGGAAAAGACCGAGATTAAGTGCAAGTGGATTCCGGTATTCCCCGTGTACGGCGACGAAATCGACATCGAAGGCAAGGTCACGCGAAGCGGAATGATCCGCAATGCGAAGGGGCCTGCTCAGATGTACAACGTCATGATGACGTCCGCGACGGAGGAAGTCGCGGCGCGCAGCAAATCCCCGTGGGTGATGGCCGAGGGGCAAGAGGAAGGGCATGAGGACGAATGGGGCGCCGTCGCAAGCTCAATTCTGCCCTACGTGCTCTATAAGGCAACTACGGTTGATGGGCATGTAGTGCCCGCGCCGAAGCGGCAACCTATGGCCGATATTCCTGTCGGATATCTCAATCTCGCGCTACATGCTGGCGACAACGTAAAACAAACAACCGGGGTTTTTACAGGCACATTCCAAGGGCGACTTGGCGCAGCGGGTACGGCGAAATCCGGCATCCAGGAGCAGCGCCAGCAGAGTCAGGGCGAAATGGCGTCGTTTCATTACATGGACGGCCTCATGCGCGCGATCCGTCAAGCCGCGCGCTGCCTCAACTACATGATCCCGTACTATTACGACTGGCAAGGCGCAGCGAAGATCATGAATGAGGACGGCACGATTGGACACGCGCCCATCAACACGCCGCAGGTTGAGCAGGACGAGCAAGGGCAAGCGATCACGCGAATCCTGAACGATATGACGGGCGGCGAATACGACACGACGGTATCGAGCGGGCCGAGCTACAGTACGCTGCGCCAAGAAGCCGCTGACGGTATGGCCGAGAACATGGCGAAAAATCCGGGCTTATGGAACGTGATAGGCGATCTGTACGTCAAAAATCAGGATTGGCCGGGCGCCGACGAAATGGCCGAGCGCATCGCCAAGACCATTCCGCCGCAGATCCGCGGGCCGCAGAAGGGCGAACCAGACGAACCGGTGATTCAGACGCCGCAGGGGCCGATTCCAGCCGCTCAAGCCGGGCAGATGATCGCCCAGATGCA